CTGGAATGTAAATCCACCAAAAAGAGGTACTAATGGATCGCTGCCACCTTCTGCTGGGGATGGTATTTCTGATACTAATCCGTAATCCTCTCCTTGAATATTACCGGAGACTGGATCGGAAATGCTTCCATAATCTACAAACTGATCGACGGTGTTGGAAATGAGTCCTCGATCCAGATAGAATAGGGAGGACTCATTATAATCAAACGTAAATGACTCTAGGGCCGTCTCGGCGACGGTCTTATCCAGTCGCAGTGTACCAGAAGCAATATAAGGCTTGACAGTCCTCTCAAGTCCACTGCCAATCTCAAATAAAGTTCCATTGCCTGCCCAGGTCTTAACAAGATTAACCAGAGCATTTCCTGCTAGTGGTAGTGGACTCTTAGGTGCCGTATAATGTGCAGTTACAGCCTCTCCAGTTAGTCCGCCACTGGAAGTCATACTTCCGAATGGGAATAGTGTTTCTGTTAGGAAGAAGTATCCAAAGTCTTCTGTTTGGAAAAAATCTATGTCACTTGTTAAACTATCATTGTCAAATGTGATGGAAGTACTTGAATATTGTGCTTCAGATACTGTTTGAATACCATATTGAAGTTCATTGGAAGATTGTGATGGAAGTGTATTGACACCCTGATAGTCATCAGTAATTACCGCAGCGGAAGAAATACTACCGTAATCTTCCTCTACGTAATAATTGATAGAATCAGTGTTGTATGTAAATACACTCATTGAAAGTTACCACATTTCCCGTATGATCAGAATAAAAAGGAGGATCGCCATAAAAAAGCAACCCTCCCTCACATTTAGATTTATTATTCTGTAGGAGTTGTTTCTATATCAGTCTAGTGCGACGTTAAGGGTGATTTTAATTTGGTCACCGTTGTTTTGAATGCTGTAAGGACCATTGGTAAATCTTTCAGCGTACATGATGCTTGAATACAGGGTGCAAGTATCTAAACCAGCGTTTGCATTTAAGGTTGGTGTTAAAGCGGGTGAGGTATAGAACTCGTTAGCATTAGGAACGGAGAATACAGTGTATACATTAGATTCAAATACTGTATTACCAGCGCCTGCAGCAACATAAAGAACGTCTCCAGCGACCAGTTGGTGACCGTTAGCAACGATCTTGGAATAACTGAAGGAAACATCTGGTTGAGTTGCAGCCTGGATGTTGTCAATCAAAGCTAAATCTAGATATACAACCTTTAGAGCTCTATCAATACCTACAACCTTTGTTCCTGTCTGAATACCAGGATTGCCACCAACTACCATTCCTAGGGTTAGGTCATCTACACTTAGGTCCGAATCAATGGTGATGTACTTATTACCAACGATTCCGATTGTTGGGTCGCCAACAGAACCTTTAGTGACAGTTGTTCCAATTCCAACTCCAGCGTAGTGTTCAACACCCTGTACAGTAACAGGCATATTATTTGCACGGGTTACATAGTAACCATAAACATCCCCTGCATCTCCAGTAAAGGTATATGTCTGTTCTGGATATGTTGCAGTAGTGCCACTACCAACCTGATTAATTACCCAACGTGATCCATTCAGAAGGATACCAGTTTGAGAAGTATAGGTTTGATCGGTTCTATTGTTTACACAATATGGATAACCTGTGGAAGGCGCATACCCATAAGCGTTGGTATTACCAATACCATATGGTTCATAATATGCAGTGGTTGAAGGAACGTCTCCTTCCGCAGGAGTCGTATCACTTGTGAAAAGTTTTAGAACGAGGTTTCTGGGAGACTGGTCGGCTAAAGAAGCAGTATGGTTGCTTTGTGCAACCAGATAGCGAAGCGACTCAAGTTCTCCAATATTTGGAACTAATAGTGCCATTTAAACAACTCCCTACAGGCTATGATTTTTAATATCTATGTTTATTTATAATTTTAATTTTAAAGAAACCAAGAATCTTCTAATATTATTGACGGAGATCACTTCAAAGGTCAATATGTCACCGGCGACTATTTCTTTCGTCCACCCAGTTAATGTATCATCTCTAACTTTTTGTGCATTGGAGAATGCTGGATAAACTCCACCAACTATTGATGTGAATGTTGGAAAATTTGCATAATTTGACTTTTTAATATCCAAAGTCAAATCCCCTTGTTGATCAGAAAATATACTCAACGACTCTATAACACCACTAACATCTATAGTAACTGATCCTTTATTTCCAGCAAGCATATCAAATGAACCACTATCAATAACATAATTAACAGTTCGTGTTAAATCGGCAGTTGTAGCCAAAGCAACAACTGTGCAATTTTGTCCATTTGTAGGCGGATTTGTAAAAATAATATTACTACCAGAAATAGTAAAGTCTTTTACTGGTTTTAATATTGTATTGTTGACCATTACCAATAATTGTTGATCATTAATAGGTACATATGGTGTACCGTCCTTAGCAAGAGCAAACGCTACTTCAATTCCATCAAATTGTGAACTGATATCATCTAGGATGATATTTCCATATTGAATAGATTTTGTTGGAATTTCATAATCAACTCCAATTCTATACGGACCAGGTTCATTTAATGTTACTATGTAATCCGACATTATGAGACTCCTGGAGTTACAAGTACATTGCCCTGGACTGCTCTACTTCTATATTCATTTGGAGAAATTAATATAACATCATAAACATATCTACCACCTTCCATCGAACTAGTTGCTGTATATCCCATAGAAATAGTAACTTTACCATTTAATCTATCTGGGAAGGATAGAGTTAATGGGTAAGCAGTAGATGATGATGGATGTTTTCTAATAGAAGAAATTCCACTATATCCTGTTAGGTTTAGTGGAGCATTATTCGTATTATTGATAGTAAAAGTGGCTTGAAAGTCAACCCCCTGTTCAAGAACTAAGTTTACATTCCTTGCCGCCATTATTGGGATCCCTTTTTAGTTATTTATCAATTAGAATCTAATTTTGAAAGAATCAATTTCATCATGTCTTTCAATTCATTGACATCATTTTTTAAATTTTGCAATTCAGACCGTTTTTTCAATTCTTCATTTTTTTGTTGAAGATATGAATCAAATTCATTGCTGGAGCAGTTGATCACTGCTCCAGAATTTTCATCTCTATATAATGATTTATTGTTTCTTATTGGTATTAAATCCATTTTAAATGCTTGCGATTGCTCTAAAGTCTCGTATCAAAGGAACGTATGCAGAATTTGTTCCCGCCATTAATATTTTAATTTGGAAACCTTGGAACTGAGGCAAATCTTTTACATTATATTCATAAGATCCAAAATCTTCTTCATTAATAGAAGGTAATACAAATTTATCAGAAAGTCCACTATTTAAATATGAATTTTTAACATTTCCATTCACGTCTAAGTTATCATATCCGGGGAATAATTCCCAAAGAGGTTCAGAATTTTGATCAGTTCTGAATAATCTATATAAAACCCTTATATCATTGGTAGAATGTCTGAAGGCATCAAATAAAACTTTTATACTATCTGCTGGATTCTCCAATCTTACTATTTTACTCAAATATGTAGCCGCTGTTGGATCTGCACTAGTATTCACTCTAAAATCACTGGAATAATTTGAAACTTTAGAATTAATTCTATTAGAAATGGTAATCAAATTAATTCGATCCAAATCAATCATTGGTGATACTCTAGAATTTTTGGTGGTAAGATCTATTTCTAAAGTAAATGATTTTCTTCCTGGATAATCATTTAGATAAGTTTGTTCATTTATTTTTGATAAAATATTTCTTGGAGAACTGAAGTAATTTGTTTCATTTAGAGAAACATTTTCATATCCCTGATCCAAGAACGAAATTAGAGAAGAATCTGGTGTGGATCCAGAGAATGTTCTTGCTCTAGCGGAAACAGAAGTTCCGGAAGGTAAAATCATTTGAACGTTTGGTCTGATAGCATTAAATGGCATGTTTTGGGTAGCTTTTGGTGTTCTAGTCGAAGAAACAACAGGAACTATATCGTATGATCCACAAGACTTATCAAAATTAAAATGTAATTCTGGGAATGAATTGACATTAGTTGGACTTCTATCTGTAATTGCTACTCCCGCTATTCCACCCTGACTTATTTTGAGGTAGTAGTAATCCAAATCACTTGGATATTTCGATTGATCTGTGTCTGCCAATGAATGTGTTTTATTAATTCTATTTAAAGAAACTCCAGCTAATTCATACTTATATACAAGTTGTCCAGAAACATAAGATCCAACAACACTATTGGTAATGTTTCTCTCAATACCAGTTATGGAACTCGTTGAAGTAACTACTCCAGTATACTTAATGACCTCATCTTCTATCAAAACATATCCAGGGTTCAAGTTGCTTACTGGTATATTTTCAAAACTAGTAAATATACCAACAGAACTTAATACAATGGCATCTGTAGATGAAGGAGATACTGAAGAAGTCAATGTTACTGGTTTTACATTTGGTTGTATTCCACTTATAGTAACATAATCATTAGTTGAATACATTCCATGATTATCATGACTTACTTTAAAATGCAATCCATCGGATTGAACAACAGAGTAATTTACAGTTGCTCCAGGAAGAGAAGATGTTCCTCCAGTTCCAACATAATATAAAGAATTAACAGAATCCTGTAAAATACTTCCCTGTACTTGATTAAGATTTAAAGTATTAAAAGATGATATAATTCCAACATTATTTGGAACTGTTAATATTAGATTTTTACCTCTATTATCGGTATCTTCATAGTCAATTGTCAAAGCATCACCATAAGTATAACCAGTGCCGCCAATGGAAACAGTTGCAGCAACAGCAACTCCACCAGAAACTGTTAGATTTACTTTTGCGCCAGAACCAGATCCACTTAAAGCTATTAAATCAACACCCGAGTAGGTTCTAGATGAGGATGTAAATGCGGATCCGACATTAGTTATCACCAATTCACTTCCTATACCAATAGCTCCACTAATATTCTTTAGTTTTGCAGAAAAATTACCGTTATTATTTTGAAGTATCGTAACACCAGGAGTTAAATTTAACTGTTCTGTAGTTGTAAAACTTTTTGCAACGCCAACTAATATTGACTTGGAAATAGTGTCTATTGGGTTTGGTCTCAGAGTTACTATTTGTTTATTACCGATATCAAGGTCTGGGTTGTAAAATCTAACAGTGGATGTTCCTCTATAGAAATCAGCTCTATAAATGGTTAATTTAAGATCCTCAAGTTGACTTGGATCCCAAGTAGCTCCATTCTGAGACTTGAAGAGTGAACCCAACAAAGGTTGTTGAGAAACTATAATTTTTTCAGATTCCAGTGCATTTAAAGTTGTGATATCCTGTTCACCCATTCTTGATATCCAAACAGTGTATTCATCGGATGCGGAAAGAAGAACAACAGAATAAGTCTTACCGCCTTCACAATATACTGGAGATGGGAATGTGAACGTAGTTGGGGTCAATCCATCTTCAGAAACAGAAACCTCAGATGGGTCAAGAATCACTTCACCAAAAGGTAAAATTTCAGTAGTTGGTAAACCAGTTTGCATTGTCCTTACTTGTAAGGTAACTGGTAAATTCTTGGTATCTTTAGTTCTAAAGAAAATATCTACCTTGGATAAAAATACACCAGGAGTTTCTGGAACTTCGAATGATTGTGCAAGTGGGTCAACCCATCTAGTTTGTCTAACGGTTCTATCACTAAATGTAGTCTGTGATATTACTCTATCTTCGGAATCTTGTACTGTTCTCTGATCAGTACGAATATTTCTTTCAATAGTTGCATTTCTAAGTCTAAGAGTAGTCTCTTCAACGTTGTTTATAGTTCCAGAAGCGGTATAAGTAGCTTCTGCTGCACTATCACCTGTTCCAGATCCAATACTAGAGTTTTGAGAACTCGTTGTTAATGTAAAAGTTTTAGATCCAGTTTCAAAAGAAGGAGTAGATGGCAAAGTGGAATCTGGGATAAAGATAGAACCAATAACAGTTCCTGCAGAATCAGTAACAAGTCTGACATTAGTTACGGTGGCAATAGCTCCACTGGTTTTACCTTTAAGTTGCATTCCCTTAACAACATATCCATAAAATCCTGAAGCGGATTGCAATTCCAAACTTGCAGTATCAATGTTCAATAAAGATGTTGTACTTGAATATGATGCAGGAATGCTTTCATTGGTGTTATATGGATTTGTAGTATATACTTGAGTTGGATTATTATATGGTCCATACTTATGATTTAATTTAGCCAATCTAAATCTAGCAGAAACTGTTCCTAAAGTTGATTCAATGGTTTCCCCAGTAGAGAAAGTACCACTCTTCATTTGAATTTCTACTAACTTTGGAACAACATATTTGTTGATATCAACGTTATCGAAAAACGCATATAATCTTGTTTTTGGTTTCAATCTTCTAGAAATAAACTCGATATTTCTGGAACGCATAGTATATACTACATCCGTTGATACTACCTTGTCGCCAAGATTTGTAGTGTCATATCTTTCACCAACCTTATATTGTATACCTTGTCTACTTTGTCTGGTAGTTGTTAGTACGGTGGCATTTTGGAAGTTTTCGAATGTATCTCTATATCTAGTAGTAGTCGTAATTGGAACTCCCCTTCCGTGTTGGAATCCTCCTCTATGTGAGGAACTGGATAAAACTTGAGTTCCTGTTTGAATTCTGCCAATTTGTCTACTGCTAGTTATTGTAGATCCTGTCCAAGTTGTCTCCCAAGCTCCCCAATCGATGGGGGAAAGACCAGTATTTGTATCAATAGCAAGTTGAGAAACTGTATCGGAATAATTTCCTTCCATATCAACAGTTTTCTTAACTTTTCTAGTTTCTATCCATGTATCAGTAGCTGGATTGAGTTCTATAGTTCCTATCCAGTTAACAACATGGAATGGATTCACATTTTCGGATCTGGTTGCAAATTTATTTTGTAACCATAGTTTATCTTCATATTTTAAACAAACAACATCACCAACTTTTACTGAATTTGGTGTTCCCAAATCTTTTACAAATCTAAGATCTGCACTAGGATCTGGTAAATTCGAAGTTCCGACAACAGCCTCAGATCCTAACAATAAATCTATTGAACTGGTATAGTGTTGAGGTCTTAAAATTCCTTCTTTAGTATCAACACTACACTTATGAAGGACATCACCAACAGATCCGGAAAAAACAGATTTAAAGTTATCAACTAAAAATCCAGACTTAAATCTATCAAGTTTAGTTGTTGAATCTCTTATAACAAGATTTTTGGTGTCTGTTTCTAAGAGACTTAATGAACTATAATATTCAACATTACTTAATCTGTCTTCAAGTAGAGATATATCTTTCATTCTATATCTCTTATGAGTAGTTGTTTTTACTTCTACCTCATTGATATTATAAACATATGCAGGCATCGTAACTGTAGCAACCTCAAGACAACCATCAACTGGATCTGGTGAAGTTGGGGCTAAAGCAGGAACACCTTTTGATAGTATAAACTCCCCATCTTTATTTAAATAAAGTTTATCAATTCTTGGAAGATAATAGTTATAAGAGACTATAATATTTTTATTCTTTGATAAGAAATAAGGAGAGGAACTTGTATTTTCAGTAAAAGATCTTGCATTCCACTCAAAAGGAGAATAATTATTAGTAGCCGGATCATATGGAATTACTCTTGGTCTTAGGTCAACAAAATCAGTGACTCTTTCACCATTAAGACTTATTTTTCCATTTGTGAATCTATTAACATCATATGAATTTGCAACTGTTACGTCTCCATCGTCGGATGGATTTATGTAATAGTTATTATATACTATTTTCAATTTTCTAGTCGGAGCAGAAATTCCAGGTTTTCTTTCCAAATATGAATAGTTAACAATATCCTGTTCTTGTCCAGAATTGAAAATAAAATCATTTGAAATATCTCTATCACCTTCTATAACAGAATCTATATTAGCTGTCAAATTTGACTCCAAGAAGGTCACTCTCTCATCTTTAACAAAAGTATTTTCATTGACATAAACAAACTCTATTCTATTTGTTCCATTATTAGAAACTAAAATAGCTCTAGCATTACTATTTTCTCCATAGACTATTTCCCCGTTTAGAGAATTTAAAATATTAGCATTTAAATTTATTAACAATAATTTAGGTAAATCGGGATCATTGTCATCATTTGATTCAAAGATTCCAAGAATTTCTGTTACATCTGGTACTTGTAAAGAAATTTTATCATCTTGAACTCTAGTTCCATAAACAGAACTATAAGTCAAACCATCATTCAAAGTAGTGGATCCTATTCCAGATGATGCAGTTGAAGATCTTGTGATGTTTAAGACAGAACCTCTTTTGTGTATTTTTCTTCTTGGTCTTAAATTTTGTTTTTTAAGGGTTGCTATTAGAGTTGCAGATCCACTAGAAACAGTGAGATCAACCAAAGTAACAGTTCTACCTGCAGAAATACTAAACTGTGATTCCTCTAGTGGTTCAATAGTTCCATCAGAATGAATCAAAGTATAGTCTTCTTCATCAAATGGTTCTGCAGTTACATTAATATCCGAGTCTAAAGTTACGGTAACACTATTTGAAGTTATACTTACTGGGTAAGACTTTCTGTATACTAAACTTCCTGAACTTAAATCTACAGTTTCAATATTTGAATGTTCTAAAGTTTCATATAGATAGGCTTCTTTAGAGTTTAATATTTCTGGAATTACTTTGAAAACTTCATTTGAAGTTATTTGAGCTGCTGGCAAAGTTCCATTACAAACATTAGTTACGTTTGTTGTCGCTTCTATAACTATAGATTTTGCTGAAGTACTTACAGACTTTACTCTGTTAAATGTGGGGATAATTTCCCCCGGTTTTGTGTAAGAAAGAATATCTCCTGTTGAAATTCCTACACCAAAGTTTTTATTTGAAGTAGTTATTGTGCTGATTCCGGCACTAGAAGGAGATATCGTAAATCCTGAAGTTTGTGGAGCTATTAATACTTCTCTATCCAAAACAGTATCTGCAGTAAAAATATTTCCACTCAGACCTGTTCCAGTTATTTGGTGAACATCAGATAATGAATAATCTCTAACTTTATTGATTATTCTTGAAAAAGGTTCACCATTTACTAAGATTGATTCCTGAATCGAAAATGTTCCGGTTGTTTGATAGAGAACCAATTCATTAGTATTTGTTGCATTTTTAACCAAATAACCAGTGGCTCCACTATTTCTGCCTTCAATGAAAGCTGGAGTTGAAATAGTTGCTGTAGTATTTAAATTTAAATATGTGTAGGTTTGAATGTCATATAGAACAGTTTCAAATACGGAAGAGTTGTCTTCATAAGCATCATTTTTCAATTTTAAATCATATACTCTAGCTATTCCAACTTGAATTCCAGATGGAGATCCCTGTGAAGAGGTGCGATCAGAAAAAAGTCTTACTTGACTTGTAGTCCCAAAACCAACATTTGTAGTTCCATAAACATTATTTAATTCCAACTGATTTCCAACGTTTACTGTAACTGTGGTATTTTTATTGGTATCAGTTGTTCTTGGTTTATCTACATCAATATTAAGTGTATTGATAGTTTCAACCTCATATCCTTTAACATATGCCTTTCCTGGAGAAATTTGAAGATTATATAAATCTTCGGTTGGAATATTACCTTGTTTTGTTAGTTGATTGAAATTAAATACACCATCATTACCTATACCATTGTTTAAACACTCTTTAGCTACGACTGTAAATGGTTTTATATAGTAGTCTCCAGATTCATCATATGTTCTTCTAGCAAGAACATCCGTTATTAGTTTATCTATTTCTGTTTTCTTTAAAAATTTCGATAAAACACCATTTTCAATCCTCATCAACTCGATAAAGTTTTCATCATTAAAATCATCTAGAGTTTTTTTACTTAAAACTGTAGATATTTTTAATCTATCTGCTCCAGGAGCAGCAAAATTAGAAAATCCTCTCGCGTTATCAAAAAGATCTTTATTGTTTTGAGAAGCTACAACCAATTCTTCATTAATGTTTAGTCCTACTCTATAAGATGGAGTATTACTATATTGATCTAATAATAATGTTTGTGAAAATACTTCTACAAAGAATCCTCTGATAAAATAAATTCCGTTTTCTATTTTGGCAGCAGATCCAGTGGTTGAAGCTCTATCAGTGATACAAGTGGCAAAAGTAGAGTCTTGTCTAATACTACCAAGTCCGTAATTTATAGTCTCTATAGTTACAAGGTCTTCACCATCTAGAAAAACATCTGTCGCAAAGTCTTCTTCACCAGATCCTTGATATTTTACATAAAGAGTATAATTATTATTTTCAGATTCAAGATCCGTTATAAAACTTTCTACTTTAGCCGTTACTCCACTTGTTGCACCTCTTATCAATTTTCCTACAAAATTTGAAATATATGTAGAAACACTCAATCCAAGGTGAGTTGGATCTATTTGTACACTAGTATATTCTGAATCATATGCAATATTTCCTGGGATGACAACTTCACCTTCTTTTAGAAAGTGTTTTCCAAATTTTTCAACTTGATCCTGGAGTATAGACTGTATGGTAGTTAATTCTCTTGCCTGTATGGGAGTGCCTGGCTTGAATAATACCTTTTGATAATTTTTTGTAGAATCAAAATCATCAAAATATGGAGCCGTGTTGAGGTTGGTATTTTGTGCCATTTTATCTTAAAACTCCAGGATTACTTTAATGTCTTCTTTCTGATTTGAAGATCTTGGAATTGGTGCTCTATTGTCTATGTATATCAATTCTCCAGACTTGACATTATACTCTGCAGAAGAGATTCCAGAAACAAAGTTAAGGCCCAACTGATATATTCTATTATTTATTGTTGTAGTTATACCAGAGAATCCACTTTGGATTGAAAGAGCAGGACCAATAATAGAACTGCAGTTGATTGTTGTTCCATATCCTGCGTCTGGATTGGAAGTAAATGGAATAATCTTGAATCCAGATTCACTAGATGCTAGTCCTGTTGGTTGATAATACTTCAAAACTCCAGTAATTGGATCCCAAGAAGCAACATATCCTATTGCAGTTGATCCAAAGCCAACAGTTTGTTTTATTACAGAGTCAACAGCATATGTTGTAGAAGTTGTTATACCTCCAAGTTTGAGACCTTTTAATCCACTAACTAGAGAATTATTGAGAATTTCCGTACTGCTATTGATGACAGTTGGATTTCTCATTACTCCAACTCTTGCAAAATCATTTCCAATAATAATATCAGGATTAGAATCTAAAGTCTCAAATCTAGAATATAAAAGTACCCTATAAGAACCCAATTCTCTATAAACATCATAACCATGACCACCTTTTGGTGGAATAACGACATTAAAAGTGGCTTTTGATGTAGTTCCTATACCAGTATTGCTTAGTTTACTTAGTGGTCCATTAATGTCACTTCCTGGAGATCCTGGGAAAAATTCTATAGTACCATAAGTATAATCTTTTCCGCCCTCTGTAACAAATACTTCAGAAACTTTGCCAAATGAATCGATAGTAATGGTTGCTTTTCCTCCCGTACCATCACCCAAAATTGGAACGTTAGAGAAAGATGTGGATATTGGTTGATAATTTGTACCTCTATTAGAAATCAATACAACTTCAATTTTGCCATCAATTGCATTATTTTTTGTTGATATTGATTCTCCAACATTACCCCAATCTTCTGGAACTGGCATATATTCAATAGAATCAAACTTAACCAGTTCAAAAGGTTTGATAGTATAAAGATATTTCCACAAATAACCATCACCACTTGATCCTGCAGCTCTTGGTTCTAAATCTACAAATGTAGGTTGATCATAAGATGGTCTTCCTTTTGGATTTTCTGGATCCGTTCCATTCTGCAAACAAACATAGACCCTTAGATCTTCATTGATAACATAGTAGTTGGCTTCATATAAACCAGTCTGACCAGTTACTGGAGTTGGATTATAAACATTATAGTCATGTCTATACATTTCATAGGTGTTACCAGAAACCCACTGAACTTTTCTTACCAGTCTTCTAACATCTTGACTGGTAATTTGTTTCATTGCAATAATACTTTCCTTAATCTGATATTCCTCTTTAAAACCATCTAGAGGAGAGGGAGTATTATTGATCCATATTGGAGATCCACCAGATTCAACGCTTGTTGAATTTGGGAGTCCAATAAAAGTATAATACTTATTGGACGTATCCCCAACCCCAGAGACACTTTTTACAAAGTTCTCTGCGTTTAAAATTCTAAACTGGTCAGATATAATGGCAGGCATTTTTAATTTAGACTTTTTTTTATTTAGTTACTTAACAAAGGTCTAGTTCTTAAAACTCTTGGAGCAGTAGATAATCCAGTCAATCCATTATCAGTGTATGTTTCAAATGAATTAGCTCCAATTAAAGATAAAGACCTGTTTTGGAAATCATAAAACTTGGACCAACTATATCTTCCATAGAATCCATTAGTATTGATTCCGGAGAATATCAAATTAATATCGTCATATTCACCTCTATCAGAAACACTAATAGAAGAATCATAATCTGGAGCAAAGTGACATGTTACAGTAACTATTCCAGCATATGGTGTAGTTACATTTTCAACAATATAAACTCCATCTAGGAAATTAGTTGCTATACCAATTTTAGAGTTTGGATAATTCGACATTCCACCAAGGAATGTAGATATTCCAATCAAACTTCCATCAGTTTGAACATTACTTTGACTTATTACAAAGTAATCTCCTTTTTCTAATTGAGAAGCAGTTATACCAAAAGTATTTGGTGAAGAATAACCGATACCGAGAGTACTGTTATCATATGTTTCTGATTTTAATCTAAACTCTAGTTTCGGTGATGTAGTCCCTATTCCAGGAGTTCCAGGTAGGAAGGTTGTTATTCCTATAATATCACCATAATCACCTTTAACCTTAAATGATTTAATAATCTCAGTCTTAAAGGTGTCAGGTTCAATTAAAACACTAGGAACATTGTCCTGAACATATCCAAATCCACCATCCGTTATAGTTACAGAAGATACTTGTCCATCCGATATGGAAGCTTCTGCTGTTGCTCTGTGATATACAGGTGTCGCAGTAATTATGGTTCCTGCTGCACCAACTGCAATATACTGTGAACTTTGAGTAGAATAAACAAGGTCATTTAGTTGATTTGATTGTAACGTACTTCTTTCAGTCCAATTGGATAAATCGAATGAATAATATAATTTATTTGCAGATGTT